GTAGGTGTAGGCTTCTCTAGCGGTAGTTATGAAGTTGATCCTAACTGTGATAGACGTAGAGATGCTAAGTTACTATCAGACTTAGGAATGAAAGTAGCGGCAGTGGCTAGAATGTGTGAAGCAACAGAAGTATGGCGTTCAATGTTCTTGTCAGGTACACCTTGCCCTCTGCTGTTAAATGGTAAGTTGGTTGTAGGTAAACGTGCAGTGTTGGCTATGAAGAGACAGCCTGAGATTTACATTCCTGATTACAACAAAGATACTAAAGAGTGGTACAACATAATACTAAACATAGGAGAAGAGGACACGGATGAAGAAGATACTACTACCTCTATTATTGCTAAGTTCCGCACTACAAGCAAGTGAGAAAGACGATCTACTAAACACCTCTTCTGATATTGTCAATCAGATTACTACAGGTGTTACATTAGTAGGCGCGGCTACAGAGTATGCATATCAAGGTGATGCTTTATCATCAGGTACTCTATCTACCACTGCTCATATTAGCGAAGCACAAGTAGATGCTTATAACCAAGCCTTAGATAACTTTGTTAATAACTATCAGCCGTATGGTGATGTTAAAGCTGTACTAGAAAACAAAGCTATGGGCGAACTAGAGTTGATGGATGAGGCGATAGGTCGTTTCACTGAAGCTGTAGTTGATATGAGTACAGTGTTGCAGGTTAACGAAAGAATAGAAGAAGCTGTAACTCCACAACAAGAGGCAGAGGTACAGACGTTTGTAACAGAAAGTGCTTCAGTGTTGCAAGTAGAGCAGGAAACTGTTGACACGTACAATCAATCTGTAGATGAGATTGAGACCCATGCTAACAACGCTAGTGCTTACTTAGCTGTAGCAGGTTCAGAAGAGGCTGTAGCTTTCTTAGAGCAGGGTATTGAGAATGCTAATACTACAGCAGAGCAGACTAATATATTCTATGATGCTAACGCACAGTGGGTAGCAATGGGGTATAACACTACACGTAACCTTACAGCTGTATATCTCAACGGTAATGATAACATGGGATTAGACCTTTACATTACAGAGGCTGATATATTAGCGGCAGGTAGTGAGTCAGAGTTTTTCAAAACCAGTCCTGTATCTCAGGGCTATAAATGTTTTATGTATAACGAGGGATGTAACGAACTATGAAGCTATCGGAAACTGAGTTGACTATTGGTGGTGTTAAGTTAAAAGGTATTTATATAGCAGTTGTATTATCACTAGCAACTACTATAGCTTCAGCAGTGTGGACTGCAAGTAGCTTATATTCTCGTCTAGCTATCGTTGAGAAGAAAGCATCTGCTGTTAAAGTAACGGCAGAGAAAGTACAGCTTATAGAGCAAAGACTTGAAGACAACGATGTAGGGCAATTAAAGGGTAAATTAGCCACTTTAAAGACTAGCCTAGATACCCTAGTAGTACAGCAGAAGAACCTCTTAGAATTGAAAGGAGACGTTTCTGAGCTATCTAAAGACATAGAGTCTATCAAAGGCACTGTGGCTAAAGCTGAAGTCATTACAAAAGATGTAGGGGATGTAGGTGACAGCTTGAAGGAACTAAACACAGAAGTAGATAATCTTTGGGAAGGTCTTGAATATCTTTCCAATCCATTGAAGTAGGAGTTAACATGCCTAAGAAGAAAGACCCAAGACTAGCTAGAGCAGGTGTCTCTGGTTACAACAAACCTAAGCGTACACCTAACCACGCTAAGAAGTCACATGTTGTTGTGGCTAAAGAAGGTGATAAGGTTAAAACTATTCGCTATGGTCAACAAGGTGTTAAAGGTGCGGGTAAGAATCCTAAGACTGCATCAGAGAAAGCAAGACGTAAATCATTCAAAGCCAGACATGCTAAGAACATATCTAAGGGTAAGATGTCAGCGGCTTATTGGGCTAATAAATCTAAATGGTAGGAGAAGACTATGCCACAAGGTAAAGGTACATACGGAAGCAAAGTAGGAAGACCACCTAAGAAGAAGAAAAAGAAGATGAAGAAAGGTAAGTAGTAATGCCAGTTAAGAAAACAGCTAGGTATAGAAAATAACTAAGAGGCTAACATGGGACTTGAAACTGTAAATGATAATGGTACGGCTAGACTACATCAGCTAGACACCGCTAACCCCACAGGCACTGATAATAAGAATCAGGGCGATGATCATATTCGTAATATTAAGAAAGCTATTAAAGATCAATTTAGTGGTATATCTGGCGACAGTGGCTCAGGCGCTGTCACTGCAAATGCGGCTGAGTTAAACAAGCTAGATGGCTGTACTGCTACCACTTCTAACCTTAACGCTCTTGCAGGAATTAATAACATCTTTAATGTTATATATCCTGTAGGTTGTATCTATGAATCTACTTCAAGTACAAACCCTTCTACGTTATTTGCAGGGACTACTTGGAGTGTCTTTGGTCAGGGTAAGATGCTAGTAGGTTTAGACTCTGGTGATGGTGATTTCAATAGCACTTCTGACTCTGGCGGTTCTAAAACTGTTACGCTAACAACAGCTAACATGCCACAGCATAACCACTCCTTTAGTGGTTCAAGCGGAAGTGCAGGGAGTCATAACCATACCGTTAGCGGTACTACTTCAACTCATAGTGGACATACTCATGGCTATACGGTTAAAACAGGACGTAGTTACAGTAGCTCTGCTGGTAGTGCTGATAATGGAGTTGTTCAGGGCAGTAACGGTGTACAGCTAGATTCTGAAGCTCAAACTACTGCAAGCGCAGGAAGCCATAATCATACTTGGAGCGGTACTACTTCAACTCATACAGGTCACACCCACAGCGTAAGCGGTACTATTGGTAATAAAGGTGGTGGTACTGCTCATGATAACATGCCTCCTTACACTGTTGTTTATCGTTGGAAAAGAGATAGCTAAATATGGCTTATAAGAAGATAGAAATAAAAAGACCTCGTGGGATTAACCTTGATCTGTCTCCTTATGCTATGCCTAATGAGATATGGAGTGATGGTTCTAACGTAACCTTTAGACAGGCTAAAACTAACGTAGCCTTAGGATATTCTGAAGTTTATGGCACTCAATATGATTCAGGAAATAATCCAATAGCTAATACAACTGTCGTTGGTCATCCAATGATTGCAGTACCGTGGACGGACTTTAACTCTAACTATTGGTTCTATGCTAACGATACTGATATCTATCGTATAGGTTCTGATGGTAGTCATACTGAGGTTACCAGAACATCTGGAGACTATACTGGAGACTATGATGATGGTTGGACATCAACACTGTTTAATGGTGCTTTACTATTTAATAACGGAGATGATGTTCCTCAGTTCTACAATGAATCTACAGGTAAGTTTGAAGCTTTAACTGGTTGGGTGGCTAACGAGCGTTGCGGTGTTATACGTCCTTTTAAGAACTTTCTTATTGCATTAGATTTACTTGATACAAGCAACAGTCAGGCGTATCCTTCAAAAGTATTGTGGAGTGACACTGCTCCGTTAGGAGGTGTACCTACATCGTGGAACACTGGAGACCCTGCGGTACAGGCAGGTTATAACATCTTACCAGATACTCAAGGTAGGATTATAGAAGGAAGATCGTTAAATGATACGTTCTTTATTTATAAGAACGATGCTGTATGGGCTATGCAGTTTATTGGAGGTAATCTTGTATTCTCCTTTAGAAAGATATTTAGTGACGGCTCAGGTATCTTAGCTAGAGATTGTGTTACAGAGTTTGAGGGTAAGCACTTTGTTGTAGGTATTGATGATGTTTATATTCATGATGGTACATCTAAGAAGTCTGTTATTACTAACCAAATGCGTAAGGCTTTGTATTCTCAGATTAACCCCGACCATACAGACAAAGTTAAATGTGTTCACGATTCTAAGAATAGAGAGATAGTAATTCATTACCCTTCTGTGGACAGTGCTACAGGTGAGTCAGATAAAGTAGTTATCTACAACTATGAGTCAGATTCATGGACACAGCGTGACATAAATAGAATAGCCTTTATTGGTAATGGACATGTACAAAGAACTTTAGGTGAGCCTGAAGGTTGGGATAGTGATCCGTATACTTGGGATAGTGATGGTTCGTTCTGGGGCGATGAGTCTTATAACCCTTCTCGTAATGACTTGTTATATGTTAAACATGGCGATGCTAATAACACCTCTGGTTTCTTTATAGGTGAGTCAGGTCTTAGCATTAACGGTGTAGCATATAAACCTTTTGTTGAACGTATTGGTTTAGACTTTGAAGATGACAAGGGCTATAAGTATATTAATGCTATATACC